AGACTTCTGATCGACTGCGCCATGCACACCTATATCATTCAGTATCGTCCGTGTCCCCTCGTCTATCAGCTTATCGGCATTGACCTCAGCCATCTTGGTGCTGGCTACTGCCGCATTATCCAAGAACTGCCGCTTCTCCTCCAAAAGCTGAAGCCTGCGTGCATCCTGCGTAGTTTTCGACGCACCCGACTTGGCAAGAGCCGCCAAATCGTCATTCATGAACTTGTTGAATTTTTCTTCCGTCGTTGGCATTAACTGTGCGCCTGACGGATCAGTCTGCTGAATTACGTTGTCGTTGTAATCCTTCTGAAACGAATGTGTATTGGCTACCGCTAAGTCAAACTTGTCCTTTATGCCCTGCTTCTTATTGGCATAATCAACCGCCGACCCCCCTAACCCCTGTAGCTGGTTAAAGGCTACCGCTTCTTCCCGAAAAGCCTGTGCGCCATACGCATCACCGCCACGTGCGGATTGCGGTACACCGGCAGACCGTACGTCAAGCTGACCTACATCAGCCGGTTTACCCGGCATGGGGAGAATGGGCATTATGTGACCCTCGATGTGGCGTAATCCAGCCCAGATTTAGCGCCACTTAGTATGCCGCTAACAAGGCTCCACTGCCCTGCCGATTTCTCAGAACTCGCGCCCATCTTTTCCGTGTTGAACTTATCATCCTGTTCAAGCATGGCTAACTGTGTTTTGTAGTCAATTATCTGCAATGATTGCTGATTGCCTTTTATCAAGTCCAAAAAGTAGTCAGTTGATGACCCAGTAAACGTAAGCCCAGTATACGCTATTTGCCCACGTATTGACTGTTCCTCACGCCAATTGGCAATAGCCTGTTCATTTCTAGCTGCCTCGCCTTGCTGACGAATGATCTCCTTATTGCGTACAGCTACGGCGGCGTTGTACTCATGCGCTTGGGCTTCGGCTTCATGGGCTTGCATCCCTGCAACGCCCTGCATGACCCCGCCGACTACCCCCAGAACTGCGCCTATCGCGCCCACAGGCGTTTTCCCTCTATTCGTGCTTTAGCCGAGTGAACAAATACGCGGTTGAACCGTCAGGATAGAACGCTGGGAGCCTCGCCTCGCGCTCAAAGCCCAAAAGCAGTGCCAGACGACACCCCGCCGCGAAACTCTCACGCACGGTCATTTCCACCCGGTTCCCCGGCCATGTGGCGAGGACAAAGCGAAGTTTTCGAGCGATCGCTGGCATCGCAGGCCCCGAATGCTTACCTAAAAGCGACCAAGCGAAGGCTCTACCCGCCCAGATTGGCCTTATGCCTGCCGCAGCAACGCATTGGTCGTTTACCCAGCAAGACATGGCCAACGAGTTGGCCACAACGTCGTCATCGATCTGTTCAGCCCATACTTTTTCGTCAGTCTGAGCGTCTTGCGGCTCGATCAGCTTGATATGCCATGCCTGACACGGCAAAAACCTGATCAACGCTCGTCCTCCACGTATGTCTGCGGATAAACGCCCACGACATTGAAGGGGATCGGGTCTGTTTGCCTGAACCTGACCGTTCCAAGCGTCCCATAACCACCCGGCAGCACGGTGGTGTTGCTCAGTGCAGTCCTGAGCGTCGTTGTCGGCACTGTATCGTCTGCCGGGTAGTTATACTCGATTGGCGTCCACATGAGTTCGCCGTGATCCTCGTCCCAACGGCCAACTTCACCCCCGGCGCTCTGCCACAGCCTCATAACCACGCTGTGGGGGCGTTTACTCTTGCCCTGCGCGGTCCCGTCCTGTGCGCCTAGCTCGGAAGCGATGATTTCACCTTCCATGACAAGAGGCAGACCCACGACAATGGTGGTCGCTGGCCTGTCAAGCTGTAGCATACCATTCGTAACCGGCCCAACGGAGCTATAAACGATGTCATCAGCCAGCACGGTCAGTAGCTGACCTTCCATATGCCTCAGACCATACACCTTATCAGTAGGATTAGTACCATAATACCGCAGAGAGCTATCAACCATTGTGGCATCGTCGCTAAGCTCGTCTCCAAAATCCCAAAACCTGAACAATCGTTCAATGTAGTGAACGTCCTGACCATCGACAGTCCTCATAACCACCATCCAGAGGCTATCTTGCTGGTCTGTTGGGCTGTTGACCGTACATAGGTCTTTCACAAAGCCGCCAAAATCGTGCCTGTGGCCCCCAAATATGTCATCGTCGTTGGAATAGGTCATGGCAGCAACTGAACCGTCAATGCGTCGGCCCCAAATGACACTGTGCGGCTCTTGCTGATACACGACTTGGACGACTTCCGGCTCCATCAAGTGGCCACCCATCTTACTCATCAGAGGCGCGTGATAGGAACCGGCCACATCCGCCTGACTTGTTCTGAATGTATGGGCGTAGAGCGCCCTACGGCTCTTCTGAAGGAACACCACGTCGTTATCCACCACGGCTGGCTCATGTATTGCACTGCCGCGCTTGGTGGTCGTACGGGCTTTCATGTTTCTGGCGCTCAACGCCTGATCAGTCGGGGCTGTCAGGATGAACTCGTACTTGCCCGTACCCACGCGCAAGGCTTCTTCCGCCGACTTGATCCAGACTATACGCGACATATACCGGTTATTAGCCCGCGCGACAATTGCGTGGGTGTCAAGCACTTCGTCAAACACGTTTGACTGTTGAAAGAAGGTGTGATTACCCGTGAAAGACCCAACCACGGTATCAGGAAAACCGCTTGCCCCTCCGACAAATAGCCTGTCTTCGTGAATACACCCACACGTGGGGTAGCCCGTCGTGTTTGACCACAGCCCAAGCCGCCAAAACTTGACTTGGGCTTCCAAGATCAGCGGGTCTTTGGTCAGGCTGAGCGTTATGTGTGTCGGATCAGTGACGGCAGCAATCGTCACCCAACGCCAAAACTCGTCCGCATCGCGAAGGCGTATCAGCCTGCCAACGTCTGTCGGCAAAAAGCCCCGCCCATCGTTTATTCCCACCTTGCTCGTTGCACGTAGAGTGACGGGTGGCGTGTCTGGCGACGACATGACCAGCTTGCCAACACGTGGGTTGATATTCCCCGGCTTCTGGACCGTCGTTATCCTGAGACGATACCGCTTGTATATGGCTGGGTTTCTGAGCGGAAAATATTGTGAGCGGTAGTTGCCCCAAGCTGTGTAGTTCTGCCGTGTATCCAGTATCTTCCAATCCGTGGTGCTGGCCGCACTCGGCGAACCCTCGAAATACCACGTCTTAGGCGCATGATCGATCACGTCTTGGGTCTTGTTGTATCGTCCAAGATAGATCGTATAGCCATCAACTACCTTTGGCCCACCAAACCCGTAGCTCATTTGCACTTGAGACAGCCCACCCCGATTGGGTGTCAAAGCCGTCGTTGTGGTGCGCGGCACATAACCCTTCTTGCCGGGTGTACCGACAGCCGGGTGAACCACCGTCACATGCTGCTGATTGACCGCTGTTATGTTTATGCGGTAAAAACGAAAGGCGGCTGGTGAGGCTACGTGAAAAACGCGTTGCTGACCACTAGCCCACGTCCAGCCAACACGATTGTCCACCGTCGTCCATGGGCCGGTCGCGCTGTTTCCGCCCTGTAGCTGCCAATCGCGTGGCGCGTACTCCTCCCGGTTAAGGCTGGCTCGCAGTATGTAGGAGAACACTGTGTTGGACGAGCCAAGATCGACTTGCCACCACTCGGGCAATGCCGCGCCTGAGTGCCAGTCCGTGCCACCATTCGCGTCCGACAAGTGCCATGGAGCCATACCGGGTTCAGAACTGCTTGAAGATATGGTCATTGGCCCGGATGTTGCAGCACTGAACACTGGTAGCTGGTTCACAAACCCTGTTTCAAACGCGTATACAAGTGTACCTTCTTGCGATTTATTGCTCTCCCAATAGCTATCAAGGTTGCCGTCAAATGCACGCCACGCCTCATGATTGGCAATCTCCGAACTCGCCGAAGCGTTACCAGTTGGTAAGCCGGGTCCGGTCATGTCGGGAACCCACGTGCCTTTGCCCGTGGGTATCATGAACGTATCTTCGATATTTATGTCCATATATGGACCGTCTCGCAACGGTATACGCGTAAGCGGCCAGTTGAAAGTATCCAGCCGCTGAAGCTGATACAGGGGGTAGTCGCCAGTACCGTTGGACTTAAAGCAGAACAAATAACAGATATTCAACTCTTGAACTAATCGTATATTCTGCACATCGTCACGGGGGTACGGGGTGACGACCTCATACACCACCGCCGCCACCGCCGAATTGGCTGCATATGCCCCTGAAGGCAACGCGTTGGCCACATAATCCGTGGTCACAACGGCCCCAGCCACGTTGGTCACTTTGGCGACCACACCATTGACGTTGTACGCCGCTGGGAAGCTACTAAAAACAACGCTCTCGCCGACAATTACGTTTGTACCGGGCGCGGTGTACGTGAATGGGCTAACGCTATTTACCGCTGAAACCACTGCTTCGCGGTGTGCATACACACCACCATACTCGAAATAAAAGCGTAGCTTGTAGTGACTGAACTCCAGAATAAGGGCTTCGTCCTCGTTGTACTCGAAGTCCAACAGCTTCGACGGATAGCCCGGTTCCGCACACCTGTTTTCAAAGAATGTGCCTGACCGGCCTATGGCTGGTCCCGTGCGGCATGGCACCATATTGGACAGATACCGCATACCGCGCACATAGCGGTCTATGTCGGTTCTGCCTTCAGCTAGTGGAGATAGCTCGCCTTCAAAGATATTTTGTTGCGTGGACGCCTTCGCCATTACAAACCGCTCCACTCGGGCTGTGCGCGAGCATTGTCCCACGTATAGGCGCTATCGTCGCCGCCAGTCTCATGCGGCTCAAGGGTGAACGCATTCATGCGCCCAGCCTCGTCTTCGGCGTCCTTGAGCATGACCACCGCATCCCGCTTCTTGCCCGGTGATTGGCTGGCTAGCTCGGCACACTCGACTGCCACCCGGCACGCCAACACGTCCACAAAGGACACGTCTGTCAGTTCATTGTCGGGAACGTTGCGAATGTACTCCAAATTAATCAAGTTAGTGTAGTCATACAAGAACTGCCCACGTTGCACCCACGTGGTGTTCTTTTGCCTGATTGGCCTCAGCATGTCACCGGGTACGGCAAACTTGTACATTCGCCCGTCTGACGGGCTTACCACGGTGGTGGTCAGTGCTGACAGGCTTAATAGCGTCGTTGCAAACACCCAGCGGCGCTTCTTAATCTCACTGGCTTTCCACTGGGGGTATTCACTTGCACACTTGACTTCCAGCGTGCTGACCGGTGGTGATAAGTTGTTTACGCGTGAAGCCCCAAGTTTGCCTAGACCCTGATTACACACGTCTTTCATGGTAGGCATTCTTGGGACTCCCGCTTCGTAGCGCCCGTCGTCTACTACTCGTAGATGTAGGCGTACATCACTTCCAAGGTTGCCGCAGCCGGGACGCCCGCGCCCGCCAGCGTAGCGATCACGTCCACCCCGGCGAGGCTATAGAAGTCCCACTTCATCAGCGTGGCGGACCACGGCAGACGCCCGCCAGCCGCCGCCACGGTCAAAGCCGCCGCCAACGCGTTGTTGCTGGCTGGCTCCATGCCGTCGTTGCCGACTGCCACGTCCTGCTTGGACCGATACGTGGCATAGCCGATGTTGATGATCGCACCGGCACCAAACGCCGACGATGAATAGAAGCAACCCGGATACCACAGCCGTACCGCACCGGGCGGAAGCCTTCCCAGATTGAACGTGCTGCCGATATCGCCGAGAATGGCTGTCGTGAATTTCTTGTAGATCGTCCGCAGCTTGCCATGCTCGTCAATCGGTCGCTTAACAGCGGTTGGTGCCGCGCTAAGCGGGTCATAGACCTGAATAGCCATTTGTCAGTTCCTTGTGTCGAACAAACATCCGGTGGGCGTGATTGCCCACCGGACAGCCCGGTGCCACAGTTTATGGCGTGACGCTCTCGTCCCAGTCCAGTGCAAACACCTTGTCTTCTTCCAGTCGCACCGCGCCTGCCGTGAAGGTGGCGTGGATTTGCTTGATGTTGTTCTTGTCAGGACGGTTGCTGATCGTGATCGTCAAGTCCTGCCAAGTGCCATACTGCATTCCATCCGGCACCCAGCACGGAGAATGCCGTACGGTGGTCGATCCCGCCACGTACGGGATACCCCTACCATTGTAGTCCTCGTAGGGGATCAGGTTGAACCCCATGAAGTAGTTGATCTCGCCATCCACCAATGCCTTGATTGCGGCATAGTCGGACGATGTGGTGGTCCCGACGCCTGCGGCGTTGGTATCACCCAGCAAGTCATCAATGCCTTCGGCATTGATCAGAATACCCGGCTTGATCGAACGCAGATCAAGGTTGCGCTTCTTCATCAGCTTGCGAAGCGAGCGCAGCTTGGCGACGGTAAAGCCGGTTGAGCCAACGGCTACCGTGTTCGCCGCCTTGTAGGACATGGTGACGTTAGCATCCTTACCGGCTTTCGCGTCGGCGAAGAATGCATCCACCACGATCTGGTCACGCCGACGCTCATGCGCCTGCCGGAACCGCTCGACATAGGGTGAAGTCGGATCGTAGATCATCTTCAACGTGTCAAGCCTGTCGATCAGGACTGCCACGTCGTATTCCTGTCCGCTGATCCAGCGGCTGGTGTGTTCGAGTTCCGTCAGCTTCGTGTCACTGTAAACAGTGTCACGAATGATGAACTCGAC